TCTTAATACTCGCGCCAACTGCGCCACCTCATCATTGTCCAGCATCGTGCTGATGTCTAAATTCATCCTGACAGTCTTATGCTGAAACACTGGTCTAAAATACACGCGCCGGATGTCGAGCGCAACCAGACACAGAACGTCAACGGCATCTGGGTCAAGACGCATCTTCGACTTCGACCCGCGTGCCGTTGCCCACCTGTAGCGTGGCTTGCACCTTGCATTGCTCTTATCAAAAGTAGGGCGCGATGATGTCTTAACTTCGCAACGGTACATCTCGCCGCCATCTGCCATAACCAGCAAATCAAAGTCTTGCTGTTGGCACAAGATTGCCCGATATCCTGATTGCTCAATAATACCCGCCGCCAGCAATTCTCCGGCGCGGCCTGTCTTTACTGCGGTGCGGCTAGTGTCCACGGCAAATTCAGATGCTCAAAATTAGCATCACGCCAGCAACCCCAATGAAGCCTAGCGCAATAAACACTTTTAGAATTATATCTTGGACTTCTTCGACTTCCTTGCGCCGTTTTATTCTTGCTTGCTTTATCTTTTCTTCGCGCTCTTCAATTCGGCGTTTGCGCTCTGCCACGATAGATTCGTAAAACCCGTGGCCGAACCTTAAATTGATTTCCAACTTTAGGCTCTGCATTTGCTCCTGCAAAATCCGGTATTGAATCATTTCATCGGCAACATCTTTGAACCCGATCTTCGGGCTGTAGCGTTCTTTGTTGAACTGGTCAAAGCCCTCAAATACGCTGGCAAGTTGCTGACCAATCTGGGCGGCATCTTGCATACTATTAATGTTTTCTTTGATGAAGGCGATGCCGGAACGCGCAAGAGCCAGACCAGTCAGTGCTGTGCTAATTGGCTCCATCTTTGCGCTCCTGTAGCGCGTTCCAGATGCGTATAGACACCAAGACAAACGCACCGATCATAACAGCCAGTTCGACCCAATAGGTCGCGTTGACAACCCAAGGCGCACTCATCGCTCCGGCGGCAATGGTTAGGTCTTGGACTGTCTTGCTTTCCATTATTAGTCGCCTGCGGGTTCAGTCTGGCTGTCTACGAAAGTCTCATAAGCAGACTTCACAGCATCAGTCCAAACCGCATTGCACACCGCCTGTACGGTTGCATCTTCGCCAGAAATGTCAGTGTCAGCCCAAGTGTCACCAGACTTTGTGCGGCATTGCAGAACGTGTCGATGATATGTGCGGCTGATTTCTACACCGTCATCTTTCACGATTGTTGCCGTGCGTACTTGGACGTTTTTATGCTCGCCCCTTACTTCGCAGTCATATTCAAATTCTTTAGTTAGTGCCATTTTTATCTCCTAATAAGTGCTATGCACTTGTCCTGTAGGTTATTGCCCCTACTATGTCATTACCCTCGCCAACCATATCGGAAACGTTTATACCAGTGGCTATTGGTGTAAAAGAAATATTTCCGCTATTTCTCAAAAGTTGAATTGCAGTGCCGTTTTGTATTGCAAATCCAGTTTGCGGTGCAACGCTATTATTCCAAGTGGCTGAATAAGCGATTGAAAAAGTTGAATACATGTTGCTAACACTCTCTGTTACAAATGGTAAACCTGATATAAACAAGGCACCACTGCCCCCAGAAACACTGCTTGTGGTTATTCTAATTGAGCAATGCACAAGTTGACCAATTTTTACATATCGACCGATTTGGTTTGAATAACCCACTGTAGGATTGCTACTAGCCGCGGTGTAAGTTGGCGTAAACGTGCCCTCCTCATAATCATCCAGCGCATTGGCGGCGGCTGTATCGCCGTTGAAGGTTAGGCCACCAGCCGAAAGCATTCGCAAACGCTCTGCGCCACCACCCAAAAGAATGTCACCAGAACTATTAGAGCCAATAAAACCACGTTGAGCAGAGTTGTCATTGTTCACAAACTGAATATGACCACCAACACCACCAGAACTTTCTCTCAGAATTATTGCGCCTGTCGTTGCGGCGGCATCTTGTAGAAAACGCCCACGACCAGCCACATCCAGAGTTGCGTTTGATGGAGAAGTAGTGCCAATCCCGACAACCCCATCATCCGTAATCGTGACACGGGTTGCGTGGGCATTTACACTGGAACCCGATGAGCCGCCATCGGCAGTCTGGAATATAATTGCACCACCAGCACCCGTACCCGTACCAGCACCGCCCTTAACTGTTAGTGCTGTCCCTGCGGCATTAGTACCTGACGCATCTTCAATGTCGATTTCGGTTGCTAGTGTGCCAGCTTTGTCATTCGACTGGTCTAGCAGAAACAGAGGTATCCACGCATCATTGTCCTCATTGCGGATATACAGCTTGTTATTTGTCGTGTCATACCAAAGCTGATTGGCATACGTTGTCGATGGCGCGGATGTGCCAGAGTTAGTTGACGAGATCGCCAACAGAACATTGTTGATGTCTGTCCGTGTCGCCGGAAATGATTGGTTGTCTATAACGTAATCGTGTTGTGCCATTTTACCCTATGATATGACTGCGCCATATCCCTTCGCTTGATAATCAAATGTGCGGTTCACCACTGCGTTGGAGCTGTTCTTGAACACTACGTTGAACCCTGTTGCTGATTTACTCGTCACCAAATAATAATCACCCGATGCCATATTCTGCGCCGTGATAGCCACGTTCTGCAATACACTAAACGCTGGACTGAACGTCACATCATAGCCCCCTGCGCCTGTTCCAGATGATAAATCATTTCCGTGTTCAAGTCTATCGGGCATGTCAACTGTCACCTGTAGCGTTTCAACTTTCGGTGACGCGCTTGTGTCATTGCTGTTTAGAACGGCTCTAAACTTGAGCGCACGCGCCGAATATTCGCCAACTACGAAATCACGAAAATCTGTGAATGTCGGAGAACCAGATGGGTCATCGTCAGTCGTGGCAATTTGCAGTGTGGCGTTAGTGTCTCCAAAGCTGGAAGTGTCGCCGTCGAAAAAACCTTCACGCGAATCGAATAATCCGGCGGCGTCTTCCAGCAAACCGACATAATCAATGCGGTTTATAACCACCCGCGATGTCACACGGCTGGTAAATTTACTGCCCAAATCAACCACCGTTGCAAAGTCATATGTGCCTTCATTGTCTACTGTTGAACCACCGCCATCAAAGAGGCCAACCGCATCGTCTACATTCCCACTAAGGCTGTCAAACAAGATGGTCGTGTCCAGTATCAGAGCATTGTCCACAACGATCACATCATTTTTGGTGCCAGCAAATGATGGGTTTTCTGTAAGTGTCTGCACGACATTGCCAGCTTCAATCTCATTGATGATGGCAATGGTCGCTGTCGCGTTGCGGCTTTCCCTGCCGCCTTTGTCCACCGCTTTGATGAGATATGTGCCTGTGATGGCTGGCACGATGACTGTGTTAGCTGGGCGGCTGACCTTTTTGGCAAGTGTCCGTGATGTGTTGAACGCCGCGCCTGACGTTGCCGCGCTGTGGCGAATGATGTAGTGGCTCAAGTCTAAGTCAGGCACAGGTGTCCAAGTCAGGTGCGCTTCTTTGCCGATGATGTTGACCGCAAATCCCGTGACATCGGCTGGCAAGTCCAGTGATGCCGTGATTTGTTGCGTGGCGTTTGTGAACGCAGACTTGTTGCCCAGACCTGATATGCTTCGAGCGCGTACATCATACGTTGCACCAGCTTCCACGTTAATCATCTCAAAGCGTGTCGATGATGAAGTGCCAAGCGATGTATAAGTGCTGTCTGTGGTTTTCTTGGCTTGTACTTCAAATGCCGTTGCAAGATTATCACCCGTGCTGATATCGACCAGCAGAACGTCAATCGCTTCTTCGTTGACCACACGCAACTCATCAGACGTTGTGACCGATGGCGCAAGAATATCAAACGGCGATCTGAGGATTGTGTTGTCTGCTTGGAACGCGGCTTCTTCGGCTGACCAGTCATAGACACTGGATGCCAGTTCACGCACCGTCAGATCGACCCCCAGTGTTGCCGCGCCATCATCGCCAACTGAACTTGCGAACTGCCAGTTGACGATTTCAAACACCTTACTGCTGAACCCGAACCGATCCAGCGTCACCATAATCGTATCGCCAACATTGTATTTGAAAGCAGTCAGCTTGCACGGCAGGGTCATTGCAAGCTGTTGACGCGCCTTAAATAATGAAATCTTGGCGATGCGTTGCGCCATGCTTGATGATTGTGTAAACGGTAAATCAAGATTGGTGAACACCTGTTCGCCATTGTCTTCAGTCTGGAATGTGCTGGACGTTATAGGCGTATAATCTGTCGGCTGGAAGTTGCCAACTTCATCGGGCAAGAACACGCCTTTGACTGCGTTAAAGTTGTCGCGGCGACTGGGCTTTGTGTTGATTGTGATTGCGCCCATCAAATCATCTTCGGTCAATGTGTCGCTGGGTGCTGTATATGCTCCGGCTTTCACATACCATTTGCCGCCGGAGTAATACAAAGACCCAGCCATGCTCGACAGGATTTCTTCGATGATTTGCTTCGGCTGATTTTCTGTGTCGATAACGCCGTGGGCTTCATATCTGTTTTCAGTGCCACCGGCGGCAAGTGCCACATCTTCATCACACACATTCGCGGCGGCATTGAATGATGTTGTGTCGATCTCATCGGCTGACGCGCCCAGCCCATATTTCGTATCTGTCAGATAGTCGCGCAACACCAATGCCGGATTGCTTGAGAACGCTGTGGCTGATGTGCGTGTGTCTAATACCTTTTTGCCCTGAACGATTGCGCTGATATTCGGGATGCCATTTGGGAAAGCATCGGTGTCATACTCCAGCCGCGCATAAATATATGCAATCCCGCGAAAGCGATCATTTGTGCTAATCCCTGCCGGACTTCCAAAGGTGCCTTCGGTCTGCAAAACAATGGTGCCGTTAGATGCTTGGTCATCAGCCCCCAAGCCAGTCAGCACTTGCGCTTTGCCAGCGTATTGCTCTGGTGCTGTGACGTTGCCGGAGCCATCCAACGTCAACTCATCGTCATTAAAGAGTACCTTTTCGATGCTGTTTAGTTCGTTTGATGCGATGGCGACAATCATGTGCAAGAACTCTGACTTGCCTGTGGTTCGCATATAAACAACGCCGCCTGAAACTTTCTGGCGACCATATACAATCTTCCGGCTTATCAATGGCTGTTTGACCATTTGGGTTCGACCGGCCATAGCAGATTGAGGGTTCAGCTTTGGCTTTTTCTGCAAAGCCATTGAAATCCCAGACAGAACCAATGTGGTGACAAAAACCGTTGATAGACTAGCCGCGACAAAACCAGTAACCAACGCCGCCCCAACCGCATTTGCAACGAATGTTGCTCCGGTAGCTACTACTGCGGCGGCGACTGCTTGGGGTGCCATACTATATTCTCCATGCTTTCACGGCTGACGAATACGGCAAGAATACCAGACCATGCTCACCAGTCACAGCAATTTTGTCACCAGTCACAACGCCGATTGCTAGACCATGCGTAGTTCCAACAGCCGCCCAATCGCCACGCTTGGCAACAGCCATATCAATCTCATCTAAACGCTGGTGAAGACAATCAATCATGCCATAATACCCTTCGCGCATAAACGCACGCATTGAGCCAAACTGGTTGGTGTATTCGGCTTTGTATAATTCTGGAAAGCGTGTCTTGCCGCAGATAGCTTCTTCGCACCGAACCGCGAATGTAAAGCAATCATTTGAACCCCATTTAAATGGCTCTGAACGATATGCTTCTATGGTTTCGTTCAGGTTCTTTTCCCAGCCAGAAAGTCTAGAGTGTGATGTTTGGTATGTTGCTGAAGTCAAAACTATTGTCATCCTTACCACTGCCCCAAGCAATCTCTTTATCTTGCAAGTCTGCAACAAACCGCAAACCTGTGTCGCCAGCAAACTGGTTTTGCTGATCATTGTCTGTATACCGGCGCACTCTAGCACGCTCCAAGTCAATCAACCGACTTTCGGCTGATAGACTAATGTTCGCCGTATCACCGGCATCCTCAATCGTCATCACATCCATACGACCATCAAAAACAAGGTATGGGTCTGACACTACCGCGCCGGATGATATCACGCCCAGATAAACCTTGGCAGACCGGCCTTGATAGCTTTCGGTTAATGCGACAGACACCAGACTGCTATTGATGCCATTCAGCGCAAGATTAACGCCTCTAGCGGCAATCTCAACAGTCTCCTCAATCGGAGATATAGAAAGCAACTGACCACCGCCTATGTACGTTTCAGAGGCGATTGTGATATCATTATAGCCAGTCCATACCCGAACATCTCCGCTATCGAACCCCAGCTTGATAGCAAAAAACGGTTCTAATTCAGATGCCGCAAGCTGGTTCTGGACTGCTGTTGTTAGGTTCCGGCTCATAGGCTCTCCACCGCGCCAAAGGCGATGCCGTACAGCCCCATATTGTTGATGTTCCAACTGCTTGCATTGTCATTCAGACGGAACACGCCCTTGGCATTTGCCACTACCACTGTCGCGCCATCAGCCGGTGATGCCCGCAAGTTAGGCCAGATGTCCAACGTGACTTCGCCGGAACCATTACTGCTGGCATCGGTCAACACCTTATAAAGCTGTGCTGTTGCGGCAGACCCCAACTGGATATAATCACCCGCCTTGAGATAGTTCGTGGCACTAGCTGGCAAGCCATCAATCGCTAATGTGCCGCCGGTCTGACTTGCGCCGTTAACCACCGGCGTCCCTGCGGCTGTTGATGCCGAACCCTGCGCTGTACCGCCTAGCGGATCGCCAAGCAAGAACGTGCCTTTTTGCCCATATAGGCTAGTTAAAAACGTCACCCATTCTTCGGCGTTCACACGTTGCATCGGCGGCAGTTTTATATCGGCTTCCCAGCGTTGACCACTGAACTGGTATGTCTGTTGCTTGAACGTGAATGGCGATGTCGAAACACCAACCACGTTTCTGGCAATCAACGTAATCTCTGCGACTGTCTTATTGGTCGGCGTTGATAGCGGATAACTGATTGCCATGATTAACCCCCAAACGCTTTACTGAATGACCCGCCGCGCAAACGACTATCAGCCACAGCCGCTTTCGTTGCGTTAGCAATCTGCGGCATCAAGTTCACAATCTCTGATCGAACAGTTTGTTGGACGCCCGTGGTGACGTTGATGGTCTGGTTGACTGTTACGCCGCCAGCACCCGCTAAATTTTTGTTGCTTACGATAGACCCAGACGATGATGGCACGAATAATTCTGGGCCGCGCTCACCCACGGTCACGGGTCTACCGCGCTGTACTGGGCCACCTATTGCTTTGAAGATACTCGGAAACGCCGATGCGATTGGGCCGGTGATTGCCTTTTGAATAGCCATCCGCGCAAGGTCAGCAACGATGGATTGTGCCATTGACCGGAAAGCATCTTTCGCATTTGTCGCGCCGGTGACGACACCTACCAACGCATCTTCCAGACTTTTAACGCCGCGCAATGCGGCATTGGCAAGATTAGTTTGAACGTCTTGTGCCGCCTCTGCGTAGTCATCAAATGCTTTTTTTGCTTTTTGCAGTGTGGTTTCCTGTCGATCAATAGCATTGGTACTGCTGTTGATGCCCTCAGTCGCTGAAGTTATTGACTCAGGCAAAGTGTTAAAAGCGTCCACAATTTCAAGCAACCTTTTTTCCGTTTCCTCACCAAGCGTTGATTTTTCTATATCCTCGAACAGTCTTCCAGAAATAAGGTTGATGGTGTCAATAAATACATTTGCCAACCCGCGCATAGCGGAAATTGCTTTTGCAACTGCCTTGAGAATATTGACTGTCAAGAATGTTGCTATAGCCGCCAGTGCTGGCATCATTACAGATGTTATTTGATGCCCGATGGATGTGAATGTGCGCCCCAACGCATCAAATCTGTCGTTTGCTTCCTCGACTGCTTTTGCTTGTTCCCCCGTCAGTTCAATGGTCAAGTCGCTAAATTGATCTCGTATTGCGTTGAGTTCTTCTGAACCGTTCTGCAACATATTGACCATTCCAGCACCGGAACGACCAAATAAATCCATCGCAATCCGAACCCTGTCTGCTGGGTCTTGCACCCCAGTAAACCCGTCAGCGACTTCATTCAATAATTGATTGCTGTTTTTTAATGACCCATCGGTGTTGGTAACTGACACACCCAACATCTCAAAGGCGCGAACACCTGTTCCGATGCCGGTTGATGCTTCGGAAATGGATTTATTAAATTTTTCAAAGCCCTTTTTCAGTTCCCCAGCGTCCGTACCTGTCTGCGATGCGGCGAACTGCAAAGATTGAAGCTGTGCGACTGTGATGCCAAGCCGGTCAGATTGCTTTGCTATATCGTCAATCTGTTGTGAAAACTGACGCAATGCAAGTGCGCCACCAAGACCGGCAACGGCTGTTTTGACGTTCAGAACTCTTTTAGAAATACCGCCAAGACCATCCCGAACCTTACGAAATCCGGCAGACGTTTTGTCAAACGCCCTGATGACAATATTAAGATTTTCCTGCGCCATCTAAAAACTCCAAATAAGCCAGCCAGCCGACTAATTCATTATATGGCAAACATTCAATCTCTGCGATGGTTTTGTTTAAGCGATCAGCCAGCCCGTACATCACGAACAAAAACTGATCGCTTTTTAGTTTTTTTCCGCATCCTCGATGGTGTCAAGATTGCCCATCAACTGACTTGCAACATTGGTCACAGTCGTCAACGGCTGACGCATCAAGATTGGTTTATCATCCAAATCAAAAGCCTTATCGCCCTGATCCGTTTCGGCCTTCATAATAATCAAATCGACAAGTGCTTCGATGGTCTGATTGTTTAGGAAGTCTGGATGCTTTCTTTGCAGTTTGTTGAACTCGCCGCAAAGCAATTCGCCAGCATACAAAACCAACGGCTCACCATCACCCCACTCTGCCACTTCAATGCGTGTGCGTGTGGATGATTTGTTTGCGCGTATTTGTTCGCCAAGTTTAGACATGGTGCCACCCCCGTCTGTCTAGTTATACAGTTGTTTCAGTAATCCCGCCGGTGCCTTGTGCAGTGAACGCAACTTCGACCATACCGTCAAAAGATGACGTTACTGATTTGCCAGTCACGATAACTGTGCCGGCGAAATATGTGTCGCCAGACGCCGCGCCTTCTGGGTACAGTTCCAGCGTCACAGATGAACCAACATCCAACGCATTTTGCGCGGTGTCAGTTTCGTCAAAAAAACATTCTACCGATGCTGTGTATGTACCAAGACCAGCCTTATATGAGCGAAAGCTATCGCCCATGCTGGTGTCCTCAATTACTTCGCCGCTAATATCAAGGGTGAAGGAGCGTATTTCTCCCAAAGTGGCTGAACCCACCTTGATAGTGCCTTCCGATCCCGCGTGTGTTGCCATGATTAGACCTCATCAACTTCAGTTTCAACCTCGTCGGATTTTTTGGGCTTCCGACTTTTGCCCTTTTTCGGTGGTTCTTCCGAATACCCATTGGCAATAAGTTTCTTTGCTGTATCAGGCCAGCAGTTTACCGCATTACCATCTTCATCATATACTGTGACGCGCTTCATTTTAAACCGCCCCTTCAACATCGTTCTCAAGTGTAGCAAAACTCACTGCGACTGTAAACTTGCCAACCGCAACAGTTTGTTCTCCGTCCGGTGTGAAGTCAGCTTCAAAGCTGACGACTTGCGTATCCTTTGCATTGCCGCCGCGTGTCAAATCAGTCTGCAATGCTTCTTCAACCTCAACCGCAATCGTGTCCAGCGTATTGTCCAGATTGGCAGTGCCTTTGACATAAGCCTCAACACTGACCTCAAGTTGACGCATCTGTGTGCGCGGCTTGGTCATTGTCGAATATTCTGTGTCCTCTGACTTGGTATAA